AAGAATTAATTGATATTAGTAAACTTCTTTACAAGACACAGAAGGCAATCACAACTCTTTTTTATCCATATAAGAAGAGTCGTGATGTTATTGCAAGAAATCGCCGCCTCGGTCAAGGAATTACGGGCTGGCTTCAGGCTACTGAAGAGCAATTGTCATGGGTTTCGGATTGTTATTTAGATTTGAAAGAATTTGATAAAGAATGGTCAAATACTAATAATATTAATGCATCAATCAAATTAACAACTGTTAAACCAAGTGGAACACTCAGCCTTCTTGCTGGCGTAACTCCAGGAATTCACCCTGCTTATGCTAAATATTATATTAGACGAGTAAGAATGGGTAGTAATGATCCTCTTGTTAACTATTGTCGTCAAAAGGGATACGATGTTCAATTTGATATTGGAATTGATGGAAAAGAAAATCATGGAATTTGTGTCGTTTCCTTCCCCTGCGAGACACCAGAGCATGCGACATTAGCATCGGAACTTACCGCAATTGATCAACTTGAATGGGTCGTAAAAGCACAGTCTATCTGGGCAGATAATAATGTCTCTGTAACTGTTTATTACAAAAAAGATGAACTAAATGATATAAAAGAATGGTTATCAAAGAATTATAATAATAAAATTAAGTCTGTGTCCTTTTTACTTCATAGTGAGCATGGATTTGCACTTGCTCCATATGAAGAAATTACAAAAGATGCATATTTAAAAAAGAAAGCAAAGATAAAAGATGATATTGTCTTTGTTGATTCTACAAATTCTCTTTCTATAGAGAGTTTGGAATGCGAAGGCGGAGCCTGTCCTATCAAGTAATAAATACTTCAACAGTGCGATTGGGAAAAAGCGTACAGAACATGTACGCTTTTTTCTATTATCCATGCTTTTTTATCAGTTATGGTGTATGATATCTTGAATGACCGGAGATTTTATTAAGGACAAGAAACTTTGGATACCCGAAAGGGCGTATGGTGTATGTATCTGGATTATGCCAGATGGAAGACCGCTATCCGATGGTGACGGTGTGCTCTCAGCGGAGGGCGCTATGCACGATCCTGCTGTTGAAAAGAGAGTTACAGAGGCTGTTAAGTATTGGACTGGCTCAACAGAAGGCTATCCAGCCTGGATTGCTGGGGCTAGAAAAATAACCCCTTCTGAACTAGATGATCAAAAGGAAAGACTGGCTAATGGTCTTACTCCTGATCCATATGAGGATCTATTAGATCAAAATATTAGAGGACGATGAAATGGTTTTAAGTCATGTTGTTGATGACCATATTGATGGCATTGAAATTGATGAAGCAGAATATTTTCAAGTTTTATCAAAATTAGAAAATTCTGATCCATTCTTAAAAATTAAGACAGAGAATCTTTCTCCCAAGATGAAGAGAAGGTTCTATGCTCTACAAAAGAAATATAGTGGTAATCCTGATACAGTAGGAACAAAATATCTTGATCCAGAACAACTAACTGGATATTCTTTATACGATATAGTAACTCCTCCATATGATCATGAAACACTAGCTGGCTTATATGATCAAAGTGCTATACATAACGCAGCAGTTAATGCTAGAGTTATGAATACTGTTGGACTTGGTTTTGAATTTGTTGAGAATACCAAAGCAAGAAGAAAGCTTGAAAAAGCTCAAGGTAATGAAAATCGCCTAAATAGGGTTAGGCAATTACTTCATGATGAAAAAGAACGACTTGATGATATTTTTGAAGAATTAAATGACGAAGAAACATTTATAGAAACTATGATTAAGGTATGGTTAGATGTTTTAACAACTGGAAATGGCTACCTTGAAATAGGTAGAAGTGTTAATGGTGAAATTGGATACATCGGTCATGTACCAGCGATTTATACAAGAGTTAGAAGAAAAAGAGATGGCTTTGTGCAGCTTGCAAAGACCAATAAGATTCAAGCAGTATTCTTTAGAAATTATAAAGATACTGAAACAGAAGATCCAATTAATAATGATCCAAATCCAAATGAGATGATTCATTTCAAAGTATATTCTCCTAATAATACATATTATGGAATTCCCGCATCTGTATCTGCAGCTGCGGCAATAGTTGGAGATAAATACGCCAAAGAATATAATATTGATTACTTTGAAAACAAAGCGATTCCTAGATATGCAATTATTCTTAAGGGTGCAAAATTAAGTGCAAAATCAAAACAGGAACTTATTAACTACTTTAGAAATGAAGTAAAAGGTCGAAATCACGGAACACTTGTCATTCCAATTCCTTCGTCTATTGGATCTGATGCCGATATTAAGTTTGAAAAACTTGAAGCCGGCGTTCAAGATGCCTCTTTTGATAAGTTTAGAAAATCAAATAGAGATGAAATTTTAGTTGCCAATAGAGTTCCTGCTCCAAAGGTTGGAGTCTATGATAATGCAAACTTGGCTGTCTCAAGAGATGCTGATAAGACATTTAAGACACAGGTTATTGGTCCAGATCAAACAATTATTGAAAAGAGAATCAATAAGATTGTTGCTGAGTTCACAGATTTGCTTACGTTAAGATTTAAGAAGATTGACCTTGTTGATGAAGACATCCAGTCAAGAATCTTTGATAGATATCTTAGAACTGAAGTTGTTACTCCTAATGAGGTTAGAAGTGAACTTGGAATGCCTGAAAGAATGGATGGCGATGATCCGCTTCCTTTCCCAACAAAGATTAAAAAAGATGGTCCCGGCGCTCCTCCGATGAATAGTAATAATCAAAGCGATAGCCCGCCCAATGCGCGTGCTGATTCGCCTGGAGGAAGCACAGATCCAAGATCTGTTGGCGACCAAGCAGAAAGAGGTCAGAATCAAGATTCTGGCGACAATAGAGATAATAGTTCTAATTAAGGAGAGTATTTATGGCCGAAGGACAAACCATGGTATTTTCAATGCCAGATGTTACAAGTGCAGATGGTAGTGTATCTATTGGAAGACACACATCGCAAATTGCATTTATGAATCAAAGTTCTGACTTTGTAGAGATAAAATTAAATGATAAATATACAATAAAAATAGGTCATGGTCAGCAAGAAGCTCATTTTTATAATACAATAGATGGTGATTATGTTAGTTTTCAAATACTAACAGCAAATGCGACATTATCTATGTATGCTTTAGGATAGGAGGTTTATATGCACGGAAGTTTAGTTTATTCAAATACTGCTATCAATAGCACTCATGGTGTTGTCAGTTTTGAACATCATACAAATAAAATTTATGTATATAATAAAAACTCTAGTACAAATGCAGAAATCAAATTAAATGGTAAATATGTTATAGATATTCCCCATACCCCAAATCAAGCGGTTGGGATCTATGTGGAGATTCCAGGAGACTATACTACAATTGAAGTTTTAACTGCCAATATTGATATTGCTGTAATGGCGATAGGGTAATTTGTATTTTTAATAAATTAGGTTTAAAATATTAGGATATGGAAGAATTTAATATATCGTTCCCAATCTCTTTTGTCAAGAAAGAAGAAAGAGTCGTAGTTGGAATAGCAACAGCAGATAATATTGATAAATCTGGTGATGTTGTAGATTTTAATGCATCACTTGATGCTTTTAAGAGCTGGGCTGGCAATATAAGGGAAATGCATTCCCCTGTTGCCGTTGGCAAAGCCATTAATTATGAACCTGTAAAAATTAAGGGTGAAGATGGCGAAGAATATAATGCAATAAAAGTAGAGGCTTATATTTCAAAGGGTGCTCAGGATACTTGGGAAAAAGTTCTTGATGGCACCCTTCGTGCTTTTTCGATTGGTGGTTCAATTGTAGAAAAAGCCGCTGATGATACAAGAATGTTCCGTGGTCGCCCAGTTAACATAATCAAGAAATATAGATTAGGCGAACTTAGTCTCGTTGATAATCCTGCTAATGCTCTTGCAACTGTTGATATTATTAAGATGAGCAATGCTGGTGATCTTGAATATGTTCTTGAAGAATTTATCAATAAAGCCAGTAAACAACCATTAAAAGATCCCAAAGGTGGCCTTACTGCTGCTGGAAGAAGACATTTTAAACAAACAGAGGGTGCAAATCTCAAGCCTGGTGTAAAGGGGCCGGCAGATACTCCAGAAAAAATGCGTAGAAAGGGTTCTTTCCTTACAAGATTTTTCACCAATCCTTCTGGACCAATGAAGGATGAAAAGGGCAGACCAACTAGATTGGCTCTTTCCGCTGCTGCTTGGGGCGAACCAGTTCCTCAGAATATGCAGGATGCAGCAAAACTTGCTGCTAAAGGTAGAAGATTGCTTGAAAGATATCAGAATACTAAAAATAAGAGTATTGAAGATATTTTGATCGAAGACGAAGAGTTTCTTCAAAAAGAAATGGCTATATTTAACAATTTAGACATTTTTGAGAAAGCTGAATCTGTAAAA